TATGGACAATGAAGTAGAAGTAGAAGCTACTGTTGAGTCTGTTGACGAGGTTCGTACTGAAGAAGTAGTTGAAGAGACAGTAGAAGAAACTGCTGAAGCTGTAGAAGAGACTACAGAAGAAGTTGTTGACGAAACTGATCGCACTGCTACTGCTGAAGTTCAGCATCGCGCTATGGAGATGGACATCTCTCCAATAGATGAAGACACTAGAACAGTTAAGATGGCACTATCAAGCGAAGAGCCTGTTAGTCGTTCGTTTGGTAATGAAGTATTAGATCATAGCAAGGAATCAATTGATTTGTCGTTCCTTGCAAGTGGTCGCGCACCATTGCTTTTAGATCATGACCCTGAAAAGCAAATTGGTGTTATTAAATCAGTACAGCTTGATGAGCAATCGCGTAGACTGCGCGCAGAGGTTCGCTTTGGAAAAGGTGAATTAGCTCGTGAGGCTTTTTCTGATGTTGTTGATGGAATTAAAGCTAACATTTCCGTTGGTTATTCTATTGGCAAAATGGAAAGAGACAGAGATGATAAGGAAACTTATCGTGCTAAGTCATGGAAACCCGTTGAAGCAAGTTTGGTGTCTATACCTGCCGATATGACAGTTGGCGTTGGGCGTTCAGGCAAAGCTGAAAATAAACCCGTAATCAAAACTTCCCTAAAAGAGAGAAATATTATGTCAGAAGTTAATATCGAAGCGGTAAAAGCTGAAGCCCAGCAAGCCGCACAAAAGAACGCTGCTCAAATCGTTGAGTTAGGCGCACGTCACAACAAATCAGATATGGCTCGTGAAGCAATTGCACAAGGCAGATCAATTGATGAGTTCCGTGGCGAACTATTAGAGTCTATCGGCTCTACAACTGCTCTTGAAAGCCAAGACATCGGCATGAACGAGAAAGAAGTACAAAACTTTAGCATGATGCGAGCTATCCACGCACTAGCTAACCCAACTGATCGTAGAGCGCAAGAAGCTGCGGCATTTGAATTTGAATGCTCACGCGCTGCTGCTGAACAGTATGGAACTACTGCACAAGGTATTATGCTTCCTGCTGACGTACTTCGCACTTGGAACAAGCGTGACCTAAACTCTGCGGATGAGTCTGAATTATTCAGTGACGATTTCCGTGGCGGTGACTTCATTGATGCTCTACGTAACCAGTCTTCAGTTATGTCTGCTGGCGCACGTATGCTTGGTGGTCTAAGCGGTGACGTTAAGATTCCTAAGAAAACTGCTGCTGCAGCTGCTTCTTGGATTGCTACTGAAGGTGGCGATGCTTCTGAGTCAGAAATGACTGTAGGCAACGTAAGTCTTACACCTAAAACTTTGGGTGCATTCACAGACGTTACCCGTCAGCTATTGATTCAATCTAGCCTAGACGTAGAAAGCCTAATCCGTGATGACCTTACTAAAGCAATGGCAATCGCTATTGATAAAGCTGGTCTTGAGGGTACAGGTTCTTCTGGTCAGCCTACTGGTATTCTTAACACTACTGGCGTTAACACTGTAACTAACTTTGCCGCTGCAAACCCAACTTTTGCAGAAGTTGTTTCTTTGGAAACTGCTGTAGCTGAAGACAATGCTCTTAACGGCAACTTGTCTTACATCTTGCCAGCAAGCATGAACGGTGCTTTGAAAACTACTGCTAAAGATGCTGGCTCAGGTCAGTTTGTATCGCAAGGCGGTCAAATCAATGGTTACAATGCAATTGTTTCTAACCAAGCAACTGCTGGTAATATGTACTTCGGTAACTTTGATGACCTACTAATCGGTATGTTTGGTGGTCTCGACATCGTAGTTGACCCATACACTGCATCTAAGTCTGGTACTGTGCGCGTTGTTGCACTACAGTCTGTAGATTGCGCTGTACGTCACGCTGTTAGCTTCGCTTTCGGTAACGATGGTGCATAAGTAATACTGAGGGGGCTTGCCCCCCTCTTTTACTAAAGTCTATTCCACGGCTATCCCACAGTAGACTTTACTAAAGGAGAAAAACCATGAAGTATGAAATAATTAAAGGTTGTGCTGTTGGCACGGCAAGATATAAAACAGGCGATGTTGTAGAGTTAAGCGAAGCAGATGCTAAAATTCTACTAGGTTTACGCAGAGCTATTCCGTACAGCGAGCCAGAAAAGATTGAAGACAGAAGCATTGGTTTAAGTGAAGATAAGCCTAAGACTAAAAGACGAGCGAAAAAATAATGCCTGTAGAGACTGCAAACGAAAGACTATTAATGCTATCTGACTTTGGTGAGACAGTTAGATTTATGCCCCAAGTAGGCTTGCATTCTAGCATTACTGCTATATTTGATAATCAATATCAATCAGTTGGTGCTGGTGGTAGCGTAGACTTTGTTGCAGTTTCTCCAAGGCTAACAGTAAGAACTGCTGACATCCCTCATGCAGAAGAGGGAGATATGTTTTTAGTAAGAGATTCTTTATATGTTGTCACTATATTAATGGATGACGGTACAGGTATCACTGAAATTGCTCTAGAGGCACAATAATGGCTCACGTAAGAAAGTTAATTAGAGATAACATTAAGACTACTCTAACTGGGCTAAATACGGTTGGATATAACGTATATCAGAGTCGAGTCTATCCCATGCATGGTGCTAAGTTGCCTGGGATATTGATATACAACAGATCAGAAGAAACGTCTTACGACACGATTAACCCACCTAGATTGCAAACTAGACGGTGTGAGTATCAGGTCGAAGTTTATGTTAAAGGCGTTACTGATTATGATAACAAGCTCGATCAAATATGCCTTGAGATAGAAGAGGCATTATTTGCAGATTTAACAAGAGGTGGTAATGCTAAAGATACACGCATTATCAACTTTGATGCAGATTTCGATGGTGGTGGAGATCAGCCTGTTGCTGTTTGTACACTGACTGTTGAAGTAACTTATCAGGTAAGAGAAAATAATCCTGATGTTTCATTATAATGGCGATTGCGCCTTAACATAACGCTCTTAGAGCAGAGGAAATAAAATGGCTACACATTCTGGATATGGTGGCGCAGTCTACGTTGATACAACGGCTGTTGCCGAAGTGAAAGATTTTACATTAGATGTTACTGCTAACACTGCTGATACAACAGTGCTAGGCAGCGATGGTTGGACTGACCTTGAGTTAGTAAACAAATCTTGGACTGCAAGTATTAATGTAATTTGGGATGACACTGATTCAAACCAAGCTGAATTAAGACTAATTGATGGTGGTACGGTTGCTCTTAAACTATACCCTGCTGGCACAACTTCTGGCGATCACGAGTGGTCAGGTAACTGCATCGTAACATCCGTTTCTAAAACTGTAAGCACAGATAGCTTAGTTGAAGCATCAATTACTGTAACAGGTAAAGGATCATTAACTTACGGCACTGTGTAAAATATTAGGGGAATAAAACTATGGGAAAATTGATTGATAGCGCAGTAGCGCACTTTAGTGGTAAAGAAGTTAGAAGTATTCGGGTAGATGAGTGGGATGCTACTCTCTACTCGAAGAACCTATCTTTAGAAGATAAAGCTAAATGGTTTGCCAGAGCAGATGGAGACAACACTGATTATCTTGTATATGCTTTAATTTTTGGCGTTACAGATAAAAGTGGTGAGTCTGTATTTGACATTGGTGATAAGGTCAAGTTACGTAAAAATGTTGACCCTGAAGTATTAAGCAGAGTAGCAAACTTTGTCCTTGCTATTGATGATGAAGAGGAGCGTGAAAAAAACTAATAAATGATCAAGGTGAGCCAACAGAAATATTTTATATGTTTCATTTGGCAGAGCATCTTGGTCAGCCTCTCTCGACCATTTTAGAAATGACACCAGATGAGTTTAATTATTGGTTTACCTATTTCCGTGTAAAGCACCAAAAAACTGAGGCAAATGATGGCTAAAACCGCACAAGCAGTAATCGAAACCAAAGTCAAAGACAGTGCTTCTGCTGGGTTTCGTAAAGTTGATAAGGCAATGCAAAATACTGCGAAGCAGGGTAAAGTCCTGAATCAGCAGTTTAGGTTTATGCGTGGCGGTCTAGGTCAGGTAGGTCATCAGGTGCAGGATGTCGCTGTACAGTTACAGATGGGTCAGAATGCCATGTTGGTGTTTGGTCAGCAGGGTTCACAGATTGCCTCATTATTCGGACCTGGTGGTGCATTGCTTGGTGCTATTCTAGCTGTAGGTGCTGCATTATCTATGGCTTTAGCTCCTAAGTTTTTTGGCGCGACTCAAGCAGCTAAAGACCTTAAAGAAGAAATGAAAGGCTTATCTAATAATTTTGATACTTTAACTACAGCTCAAAAATCTGTTGTAACAAAAGAGTTTACAAAAAAAATTGATGATAATAACGAAATAATAAGTAAAAACAATGAAAAACTTGAATTATTAAAACGCAAACTAAAAGAAGTTAATGCAGCAAATTCTAAGTCAGCAGAAGCACAAGCAAAACAAAACCAACAAACGGAAAAATATATTGGTATAGCCCCTGAGCTTATAAGAGTTAATCAAGAGGCTAAGGTTGGAGCAGATAATTTACAAGAATCTATAGATTTATTGCAAGCCGAAGTTGATACGGCTAATGCGAAAAATGTTGAATATCAAAAAACTATAGATAACACTACTACAGCATTTGAAAAGCAACGTGATGCACTCGATAAGCAAATAGATACGTTTGGCAAAAGTGGTCATGCTTTGCGATTATTAGGAATTGAGGCAGATTTACAAGCAAAAAATATCACGCGTACAGAAGCAGACAAACTTATTGCCCGTAGCGAAACACTTAATCAGCTCGAATTAGATGCAGCAAGAGAAAAAGAAATAATAAATGAAGTCGCGGAAGAACAGAAAAAAGCAGCAAAAGCAGCAGAAGATGCACACAAATCAAAAGAAAAGGCGGCTAGAAAGTTTGCTGACGGTTTCGCCAGATCATTTACAAACGCATTGACTACAGCAGAAACATTTAAGGATGGCATGAAAGCTGTTGCCAAATCAGTTGTTGATTCTCTTATTGAGATGATTATACAGAAGCAGATTGCTGATGCTATTTTTAACATGATTCCAGCAAGTTTAGGTGGTGGTGCAAGCTCTTCAGCAATAAAAGTACAGCCTGGCATGACAGATTTTTCTTCAGGTGTTCCTGTAGAGTTTATAGGCAATGGCGGAGGCTTTACAGGTCACGGTTCTCGCTCTGGTGGCGTTGACGGAAAAGGTGGATTTGGAGCTATACTTCATCCTAATGAGACTGTTATTGACCACACTAAAGGTCAGGGAATGGGTGTAGTGGTTAACCAAACTATCAATATAACGACAGGCGTACAGCAAACAGTTAGAGCAGAGATTGCAAACTTAATGCCACAGATAAGCGAAGCTACCAAGGCGGCTGTAGCAGACTCTAAAATAAGAGGCGGTAACTACTCAAGAGCTTTAGGAGCATAAAATGTCTTTAACATATCCTTTAACATTTCCATCAGGCATTGGTATTAATCAGTTTTCTCTAAGAATGGTTAAATCTGTTGCTGTTGCAGAATCGCCCTTTACATATAATCAGCAAGTGCATGACTTTGGGGGTGCTAGATGGGAAGCAGAGATCACTGTGCCGCCTTTAGACCAAGATGAGGCGCAACTATTCCAAGCATTTTTAATTGGCTTAGAGGGGCGAAAAGGCACGTTTACGATGGGGCATCCTTTACACAATTCAAGTGGAACTGTTACGGCTGATGCGGCTAGTAAAGGTGATACTCGTATCAGGCTTGATGGCTCTGCAATGACAGCAGGGACATACTTTTCTATTAGCAATAGATTATATATGGCAACTGAAGCTAAAGCCTCTGGCAGTGATGTGTTTGTAGAAATACAGCCACCTTTGCGTAATGCTATTTCACAGGGTGCAAGTTGCGACCTTACGCTACCAAAAGGAACATGGCGTTTAGCAACCAACGAAGTTCAATGGACAACTGATATTGGGCAGAGAACGCCATTTACGTTTGCTTGCGTTGAGGCGATATAATGAGTCGTGGTCTAACAAGTGCGATGGAGACAGCAGTATCTGCGGATACTGTAAGACCCTTTTTCCTAGTAGATTTAGAGTTTAGCTCCCCGATATACATCTGGTCTGGTACAGGAGATTTGTCTCATGGCGGCAATACCTATATTGGCGTAGGTGATTTGTTAGGCGTTGGTGCTTTGCAAGAAACAACTGATCTTGGGGCGCAGGGCGTTAATTTAATTTTATCTGGTATAGATAATCAAGCAGGAACACTTTTGCATAAGGCTTTGACCGAAGATTATCAGGGCAAGTCAGTTGAAATTAAACTAGGTGCTTTTAATTCATCTGCTTCGATTATTGCTGACCCTACTTCTGTCTTTAAAGGTTTCATGGATGTAATGACTATTGATGAGGGTGCAGATGCAGCAACCATTTCACTAGCAGTTGAGAATAAACTTATAATCTTAGAAAACGCAAAAGAAAGACGATACAACGATGAAGATCAAAAGATTGAAAATTCAACTGATAAAGGTTTTGAGTTTGTTGCTAGTATTCAAGATGTAGAAATAGTTTGGGGTCGTTCAACAGGTGGCGGTGGCACTAAAAATACAAGTACACATCCACATTACTAAACATGATAACTTTTGCAGAAGAATCACTAGCTAACGTCAAAGAGGAAATTCAGCCTCTTATAGAGATGCACTGGGAGCAAGTTGCACTCAATCAGGGTAAGATAAAATTAAATCCTGACTGGGAAGAGTATGCTAGATTGTATTTTAATGGTGCTTTGAAGATATATACTGCAAGAGATGATGGCGAATTAGTAGGATATTTTGTTGTTACCGTTAGTAGATCAGCGCACTATAAAGACCACATTTTTGCTATCTGTGATGTCATATTTGTTAAACCTGACAAAAGAGCAGGAATGACGGGATATAAGCTAATTAAATATGCCGAAAACAGCTTGAAGAAAAATGGCGTATCTTTGTTAAACATAAATACTAAGGTTCATGTGCCGTTTGATAAATTGTTACAACGAATGGGCTTTAACTTAATTGAAAGAATTTACTCTAAATATATAGGTTCATAATGGCAGTTTCTTTTGTCTCTGGTTTGATAAGTGCGGCAGGTGCAACCATAGCTACGGGTTGGACAACCTTTAATGCCTTTATGGTAACTACTTTACAGTTTACTGCATTAAGTGCTGTATCCAGAGCCTTATCGCCTAAGCCTAATTTTGACGCTATGACGGGCGTTAACTTTAATGTCAGAGAACCTGCGGCTAGTAGAAAAATAATCTACGGACAATCGCGAATTGGTGGAGCAGTTGTTTACTTAGCTAGTACAGGTGATAGTAACGAATACCTGCATTTAGTTATTGCCGTAGCAGGGCATGAGATCGAAAGCTATGAAGAAATATATTTTAATGACGAAAAAGTCTGGGATTCAGGTAGCTATCAATCGGACTGGGCTGATTTTGCTAGGCTAAAACTTTATAAGGGCGATCAAACAACTGCTGATTCAGATTTGGTATCAGAAGTTACACAGTGGACAACTGATCATAAATTATTAGATACCGCCTATATTTATGCTCGCATTAAGTACGATGCTGAAAAGTTCACGCAAGGCGTTCCAAATATATCGTGTATTGTAAAAGGCAAAAAGGTATACGACCCTAGAACAACTACAACAGCCTACAGCAACAATGCGGCTCTCTGCCTATATGATTACATGAGGGATGCGAAGTACGGCTTAGGAGAATCAGCAAGCGCGTTCGATCAGTCTGCAATAACAACAGCTGCTAATCTTTGCGATGAAAATGTCAGCTTGGATGGCGGTGGCACACAGAAAAGATATACCTGCGATGGCGTACTAGATTCAGCAACATCTTTAAAAGGTAATATAGAAAACATCCTTACAGGGATGGTCGGAACTTTGCAGTATGCAAACGGCTTATTCCACATAAATGCCTATGGCTATTCCACGCCTGTATCTACAGTAGTAGATGAAAGCATGATTGTTTCTTCTATGCAGATAACAACAAAGACTAGTCGTAGAAACCTGTATAACGCTGTAAAAGGGCGTTTTGTATCAGAGGAAGAAAACTACACTGTTGCTGATTACCCTGCACAAATAAGCACTGCTTACGCTACTGCTGATGGCGAAACAGTGCATTTAGATGTAACGCTGCCAACAACTACAAATAATATAAGAGCGCAGAGATTAGCTAGATTAACGATGCTCAAGTCGCGGTTGCAAATGTCTATAAAAATGCAACTTAACTTAGAGGGCATGAAGTTTAAGGTCGGTGACAATATAAAGGTGACTAACAGCCGACTAGGTATTACTGAGCAGGTTTTTGAGATTAATAGCTTTCAGCTTCTTCCCAGCGCAGATAATGGATTAATAGTAGAGATCGAAGCGACAGAAAACGCATCATCAGCTTATGTTTGGAATACTAGTGATGAGTTAGATTTCACTGCTGGAGCAAGTGTTGATTTGTACGATGCTAAAACTCTTGTTGCGCCAACGGGCTTAACGGTTACTCCTGAGTCTCAAGTGCAAGATGATGGAACAATAAACAATGTTATTAACGTATCTTGGACTGCTCCGCAAGATGTGTTTAAAAACTACTATGAAGTGAAGTATGGCGTAGTAGGAACTAGCACTCTTATTGGCAAGTCTACTGTTGCAGAAGACTACGTTATAACCAACCTAAAACCAAATACAACTTATAATGTAAAGGTTAGAGCATTTAACTTGCGTGGGGTGAGATCAGACTTTGTTACTGCCCAGGTTACTACTGCATAAGACTTCATGCCTAAGCTTCCTAGCGTTTACAGAATAAGCAAGAATAATGCCAGTGCTCCAACAACTGCTGAATTTAGTACTGCCGCTAGTCGTGATCCGAAAGAAAAAGACATAGTAATCACTACGGATACATCTACATCTCCGCATTCAACACACGCCTGGAGTTATAGCACTTCAACATCTTCATGGGTGCAAGATGATAATTTGTTAACTGGTGATCTGATTATTGATGGCACAATCGCTACAGCCAACATTGCTGATGCGGCAATTACTAACGCTAAGATTGACTCGCTATCTGCTGACAAAATAACAGCAGGGACAATAGATGCCTCAAGTATAACAGTGACTAATCTTGATGCTGATAACATAACAGCAGGTGATCTTAGTGCCGATAGGCTACAGATTGACGGTGTAACCTTAGACACTGACGGCAGTGGAAACCTTATTATTAAGAATGGCGGTGTAGGTACAACACAAATAAGCGCGGCATCTATAACTACGGCTAAAATTGTAAATGATGCTGTTACTAATGCCCTTATTGCTACTGATGCAGTTAATCAAGATTCTATAGCGGCTAACGCTGTTACAGCTACAGAGATAGTGTCAGGCACAATTACAGCAACAGAGATAGCGGCTAGTACAATTACAGGCGCACAGATTGCGGCAGATACCATTGCTGTTAACAAGCTAACTGGTGATGTAAGTGAAGTTTATCCCATAATGATTTATGAGAATCAAACGCTCACTACTACAGCGCATAACTCTCCAGTGTTTACTCTACACGCACCTGACCTAGTATCTAAGAAGCCGAAGATCAGTTTGAGATTTGACTACACAGTTGGTAATGGAACAAGCACCAATAGAGTGCAACTAATTTCTGCTAACATACAAATTAAAAGCAAGGGCGGTAGCGCGGTTCAAATTGGTGCATCAAGCGGTGTTACAGTATCGCAAAGTAGCTCACTAGCTTCTACAATTTACCTGTCAGGGGATCATACGGGTTCAATGGACTATGTAGGTTCAGTAGCAGACAATTCTAGCGGTACTGATGCTGCCGTCATAACTGGTCTTTATTATGATGATGCTAATGATAGAACTTATATCTCTATGTCACACAGCTCACCACCATTTCAAACTGGTGAAACTTTATACTATCACCCGTTTAGATGGCTTTCAGCAGGTATATGGTACAGCATGGTAAGTAAAGAGCAGATAAGCATATATTCGCCAGGCTACACAACAGTTAAAGCGCATGAATATATTGATCTTATGTTTACATCTACCAGCACTAAAACTGATTTTAGATTGCAAGTAAATGCGCCAACTACTTATACAACTGTAACGCCTAAATTTGTAAGGCTAACTGGGACAATGGAGTTAATAAGTTGATTGATATTGGTTATACAACTACATCAGGTGCAGACACTATTACTGAGTCTTGCAATTCTATTGTTGATGCTAACGATATTATCTTCGCGCTTAGAGAAACACTAAGCACTAGAGATGATATTGCCACCTTGTTCATGCAGCAACTTATGCCAAATGAAGATGATGAGTTAGTAATGGAAAAGTTTGCTTGGCTAGACAGTGTTAGCTAAAGAGATATGTTTATTTTGATTGTGTTTATGAAAGCGACACAATTCAAATAATGATACAATACTTGCAATTATTTTTTATATTATTTAAGAGATTATTATGGCTGCGGCAACATACAATTTAACAATAGATCAAGGTTCTGATTTTGCTGTAGAGTTTACATTGTCAGAAGACGGAAGTGCAAAAGATTTGACAGGGTATTCTGCAAGAGCGCAGATACGCAAGCTAAAAGCTGACAATACAGTTTCTGCATCTTTTAACTGCACTATACCAACGCCTACCAATGGCGTAATAAAAATGGAAATGGCAAATGCAGTTACTAAAGAATTAGATGCTGATAGATATTTTTATGACCTAGAAATATATACAGCGAGCGATGCAATTGTAACTAGAATTATGCAAGGAATGGTAGTTGTTACCCAGGAGGTAACACGATAATGGCAATAACCGTAGCAGTCACTTCGATACTAAATAATGTAACTGTATCTAAAGATGAAACTGTTATACAGCGTGAAGCACAACCTAGAGAAGTTGTAGTTTCAACGGCTATTCCACGGCTAGACGGCTCAGTGGTTACAGTAACGCCTACTGGCACAGTTACAGCGACAACTGTACAAGGGGCGATAGAACAATTAGCAGGGCAAGATTTTAGACAAACGGATGCACCAACAGGCTCGCAAGTGTCTGAGGGTGATTTATGGTACGATACAGATGACAATCAACTAAAGATGTATCGTGAAACTAGCGCGAATGTATTTCAGTGGGTATCAGTTATATTAGGTGATGAGACAACTGACTCAGATACTCTGGATGCAGGTAGCTTTTAAGTATTGAGGACTATCAATGGCACAAACAATCAAGATCAAGCGTAGTACCAGTACAGCTACGCCAAGCTCACTATCAGCAGGTGAATTAGCTTATTCATCTAACAGTGATAAGTTATTTATTGGGCATCCAGACGGCTCTACAGGGACTATTACTATTGGCGGTACTTACTATACTGACCTAATTGATAGCGCAACTAAAGCCGCCAACAAGAACATTCCAAGCACAGCACAAAGTGTAGCCGCTAACAGCCTTAGCACTACTGCTGGCAAGACCTATCAGGTACAGAAAGACGGCTCTGATAACTTGGTTGTTAACGTAGCTTGGACAGATACAACTTATACTGTTGGCGATGGTGGATTAACGCAAAACAATTTCACTAACGCTTTAAAATCAAAGCTAGATGGCATTGAAGCTAGTGCAGATGTTACAGACACTACAAACGTAGTAGCTGCATTAACGGCAGGAACTAACATTGCCATTGCAGGTGATGGCACAATTAGTTCAACAGATACTAACGATGATGTAAGCGCAGGAAATCTAAACACTAGACTCGCACAGCTAACCAACACAACGATTGGCGATAGCAGTGGCACTATTACTATTGACGGTAACTTAACTGTCTCAGGTACTACTACAACTGTTAACTCTAATACCGTAAATGTTGGCGATAACATTATTGTCCTTAACAGCGATGAAACAGGAACACCATCTCAAGATGGCGGTATCGAGGTTGAGCGAGGCACTTCTACTAACGTATCTTTGTTCTGGGATGAAAGCGCAGACTATTGGGCGTTAAATGATGCGGCAACTACTAGTAAAATACTTACAGCAGGAAACTTTGCAAGTAGCTTTACTGGTACACTGGATGGCGGCACGTTCTAAATCTAAATAAACTCCTGCGTATATACGCATAGCTTAGGAGAGCCAAATGGCGCAAACGATAAAACTAAAGCGTTCTGCTACGCAGGGCGCAGTTCCATCTACATCTGATCTAGCACTAGGTGAACTAGCGGTTAACACCTATGACGGCAAAATCTACATCAAAAAAGACTCTGGTAGCGAGTCTATTGTTGAGGTGGGAGCAAGTGGTAGCAATGCAGATACAGTAGACAACTTACACGCTAGTAGTTT